CTTAGAGACATACAGCGGATACCAACCGCCACCCTCAGCCACCTGAGCCTTACCGTTACCGAACTCACTGGTGTCAGCACGTTTAGCGTCTTTGGCAGTCTTGGAACTAAACGCTTTAGCGTTCTCCTCTGACTGGTTCTCTATGAACGAAGCCAACCTTGCGTACTGATTCCTAGCGTTCCTACGCCTGATCTTGTCCTGATCGTTGATCTCTAGGATACACCGCCACCTCATGCCCGATAGCCAGTTACGAACTACCGTATCGTTCATGTCAGACATAACACCTACTTGCGCAGGGTTAGCGACACCCATAAGGATCTCCTGATAAGCCTGAGTGCCAATAAATGACGAGGCTTTTAGGAACGCTTCCTTACTAGGGTTAGGCTCATTGAGTAGAGACACCAGTACTTTGGTATCTATAGTGCCGTTAGTTGGATCGTCACCAAACGCTGTAGCGTAAGCATTACTAGCAATAATGTTAGTAGCCGACTGAAGCGCAGTCTCCGACACACCCCAACGCTTAGCGTATGTCGAAGCCTTAGGGATCTGGAAACGAGTAAGCGTAAGAGCAAAGCGTCTAAGCCTACGACTAACAAGTCCATCACCAGTAGGTGCAGTATAAGTGTGAGGCTTGGTCTTAGAACCAAACGATACAGATACACCGCTAATGTCCATTGGCTGACCTGCTGACTGATAACGGTTATGGGCTAAGTCAGGTCTCTGACTAAGAGCTTCAGGTGCTAGTGAGTTGTACTTACTCATTGTCATCACCTGCCAAGAAGTCCCAAGGCTTAGCACTAGGGGCGTGGTTAGTTGCCTCAGTGATAGCGTCAGCCAATGAGCCAAGTGCTTTACCCTCGTCAGTGATAATGCGCTCAGGATCATCACTAAAGCGTAAGACGCTAGCCATGCCACTCTTGTCAGCCGTGACAACTAGGCGAACTCTGCGCCTATCAGTACGCTCAGACGGTGGAGTGTCATTGTCCTCGTCGCTAGGTGCAGCCCAACCCGTAGTGGCTACAGCGATATGGCTGTACACCGTAAGGTAATCGGCTACGCCATAACCCTCTAAGAGTTCATAGATATCAGAACCCTTATCGCAAAGGACTACAAGTCCGTCAGTATCTACGCCGTAAAGGCAAGCGTCTTTCATAGTGAAGCCAAAGCCTCGCTTATCGTTGAGGTTTTTCTCAACGCTTACTGCTAAGTCCATGAGGCTAGTCATTATGCTTCCACCTTTGCTAAGAGGATCGTGTCCATAAGGGTCTCTTGGATACGAGGCAGACACACTTGGGCTGAGTGCTGTAAGTTGCCAGTCTTGCTATAGAGTTGCGCGAACTCTACGAAGTTGCGTAGTGAGTAGCGATCCTTACCGCTACGACTACCGAACGATAGGGCAATCTCCCTAAGGTACTCAGGCAACGACATAACACCGTCAGGGTGTGGTGTGTTGATCTCTAGTTGAACCACTAAGCGGTCACGGATAGCACGGGTCAAGTCATCAGGCTCACCGTTCATAGTTGCCACGACTGAGAACTCAGGGTGAGGAGTAACGATCTCACCAGTCTGAGGGTTACGCCACCGTGAACTATGGCTAGTGTCAATCATGGACATAAGCACACCAGTCACTGCACTATTAGCCATGTTGATCTCGTCAATGACTAAGCGACCACCAGTGCGCCAAGCCTCTACTGCTGGGCCTTCATGGAACTTAGTAACCACCTGACCGTTGTCGTTAGTCTCCTGCTTCCAAGTGCCAAGGATATGACCCTCAGACATCTCGTCGTTGCAGACTAGGCGGAACGATGGCTTGTCGTTGAGGTGATAGTGGAGACCGTAATAGGTCTTACCAGTACCGGGCTCACCGTGTAATAGGACTCGCCCTAAGCCATTAGCTAAGGCAAAGTCTGCTTGTTCCCACTCGCCCAAAGGGGCAAGAGGTTGGGTATTAGGTATTGCTTCCATTTGATTTATTCTCCCTTGTTGTATTGGTTATTGGTAATAGTTACAAGGGTTTATTCTTGTAACCCGTGAACACTTAGAGTCAGGGGGTTGCGGTATGGGGTGCTAACCCTAAGTGCTCACGGGATATAAGAGACAAAGACATACTCACTAACTTGCTTGGGTATGTCAGCCAAGTAGTCCATAAGTGTTAGCGGACTTACTAACTTAGGGATAGAAAGGGTAAGACCCTAAGCAGTTCTGTTGTGCGAACTTGCGAGATCCACGCTATCACCGTCTCGCAATTTTCGCAACCTCGCAATTTTTTCGGAGACGAGGAGACACCCCACCCCACCCGACGAGGGGAGGGGAATCTCACACGCGAATCAAACTCCGCAGCGGTAGCGGTAGCGGTAGCGGTAGCAGCTACCAAGTAAAGCAAGCGTCGAAGAACGACGATAAGAACTTCATGTCTTGCTTGTATATTTCTCGCTTTGGTATTGACTCACAGATCAACGTGTCATCAGTCTTGCGCACAATCACATGTGCACCACGCTGTGTCATCAGCACCGTGACCCTGGTGGTCAGATCATCTTTGCCGGATGGTGTTGAGAACCTGCTGATAATACCAACTGGTTCAGCTTTCTTGATCCACTTGAAACGATCTTGGTCACCAAGGAAATCGCTTGCATTAGAGAATGAATCAGCGTAGTTAATGAACAGTGACTCACGACCTTCGAAGTCAAGCTCGATGTACTCTTGCATTCTTCCGTCGTCTACTTCTTCGGTTGTCATGTACCACATGTCTACACGATTGTTAAGAACTGGGTTGTTGTCATTTAGTTCTTCTTCTACATGTATGAAGTCTTCCATCTCAGCAAGCAAGCCATCTCTTGCGATGTTCTTGTATGCGTCATCCATGATCTGTTGTAGTTCTTCATCTAGGTTCATACAATTCCCCTTGCTCTGTACTGTGCGTACTCTTTGCTTCTTTCTACTGCTTCTGCCGGCAACAGATCAGCTACTCCGATAGCTATGTCTGTGATCAACGGCCTGATGTGTGGAGCTGCGACGAGCGCCAGCATCAGTATCTCTGTAAGTAGATTTTCTATTTGTTCTTTGTCAGTCTCTGTGATAGCGACCATGTTTTTTCTCCTTCTCATTGCTAACCATTTCTACCGCAACCAATGAATGTTTACTTCTATTGAAGCATACCGGCGAACCCTTCGGTTCGATGTATGTAGTAAGAGTCATGTCACAAATAGGACATCGCCACTGTTTCTGCATCAGGTGCTGCCTCCTCACTGCATGAGCAACGCTTGACAATAGAGTATTCATGACCATTAACTTCGGTCGTGTATGTGCCACGCTCCATGATCCATGTCTCTTCCTCTGCTGACCAGTCACGCTTGAGCCGAATACCAGTGTCATATCCTGTGCGGTCACACTTGTTGCATGTACGAGTGAACTCTTTGACTGGAGACAAGCTACGCAGTACCTGCTTAACGCGTGGCAGTGACGGGAATGATCCGTCTTTCTCCAGTATCAATAGGGCTTTGCGACAATCCTCAACGGAGGACTTGAGCAGATAGTCATCAGCTGACCATGCTCGCTTCACTGTGTTGCGTGCGATGTTATCCTTTGGGAACACACCACACAGACGATCAATGAAGAGGTCGATGTTTTCTGGTTTCATTTGCTTTCTCCCTTAGTTGTCGGTATATCTCGGAGTCGATTGCTTCGATGGTATCGTGCAGATCTTGTTCTTCCACTCTTCCAACGTACACACGTCGTAGAAACTTGGATGCATTTAGTAACGCACGTTGATTGATCATCGTCTTGCCCTTCGTAGTTGCGCCTTGTGTGTCTTGCGTTGGCGTGCGCTCATGCCACCCCAAATACCGTAGACGAAACAGTTGTCCAATGCAAACTGAAGACAGTCATCCTTGACTGAACATGTAGCGCACACAGCTTTAGCTCTTTCTACATAATTGTTTTCATCGCCTTGCTCCGGGAAGAACATGTGTGTCATCCCTTTGCACCTTGCTTCATCCATCCAATCGAACCTCTGATTGGTTAGATTCCATTCATTAAGAATGTCCATCGAAACTTCCCTTCGTTTCTCATTTGCCATCAGTCCTCAGTTCGTGGACCAGGGCCCCCATCCCGCTACTTCAAATAGGAGTCGCCCGGCCTTTAGGTTTGTAAGCGGGTCAAGTAGTTTACTCTGCTCACACACCTTCATCTGCTTGCACACAAGACCTGCGTACTGTGGGTGATCCTTCTTCCAGTGCACACCATTGATCTGCAACAGTCCGCTGTCAGATCTGTGCGTCCATTCGGATACACCAGTTACATTGCAGCTAGAGTCCACAATGTCACCACCTCTGCGGTTCGGGCAACCGCCTGATTCCCTCAGGATTATCTGTCCAAGCTTTTTGATTTGCCCATCCTTCCAGCCAGCTGCTCTTGCCAGCTCCGGCAACCATGAGATATCCCCATGTTTGAATTGGATTGGGGTCGTCAATGACCTCACATCTGCATGTTTCCCCACAGGGGCAGGTGAGCTTAGGTGCTCCGGAGCTCCAGCTGCTTTCGCTTCTGCTGTCATAACTCCGAGGCAGAGTAGGGGTGCAATAAAGCACCGAGTAAATCTGTTCATCGTTCCCTCCCATTATAGTTTCTTCCTCTAACCCTTATGGAATAAGGCTTACAATTTCAGTGAACTCAGTGAGAGTCATTAGCACTACGCCTTCAGTTGTACCGTCAGGCATAGCTACCATTACAAACGGACGGTTATCACCCAACGATTTAGCCGCGTCACTTTGACCCTTTGCGTCTCGGAACCGTGTCCAAATCGGACCAACCTGAGCGCCTGCCTTGACCTCGCAACGAAAAGCACCACCCCAGTTCTCTTCGTGACGGGTAAGGTGACCGCCCAACCCAAGTTTTTTACGCGCTCTACGCGCCTTCGAATCCCCTTTCGATCTATTCCTTTTACCGCGAGCTGCAGGGTCACCGCAGTTTCTAATGCGACGCGTACCGTTACGGTCTGGTCTGCCGAGGGCACCGAAGAGCGGGCATCCCACAGCGTTGCACTTATCTTTGTTTCCTTCACACTCACCTTTCCTTTCATCTGTCATAACTATTCCTCCATAGTGATGGGCTGTGGTTGTCCTCAACCTGCAGCTTGTGTTCGTTGCTTTCGTACAGCCGGATGATGTGCATGCAGTTGTCGTCTAGTTCTTCTTCTTCAACAGAGCAAGGCAATCCGTCATGTGTGAAACAAATGGGAGGGCCAGCCCAGCCATTGTCCAGGCCGACCCTCATCCATTCGTCGAATGTCATTTGAACTTAGTGATAAGCGTTGATGCTTCGCCCTTGGTCAAGGTGTCAAAGCTATCTAGCTCACGACCAAGAGTTGCACCGCACAGCTCAAGAACCTCTTTGCCCTTGATGCCTTGGCCTGATAGGACCGCACGGATCATATTGATCTGCTTCTCTGATGCTGACTCACCTGGGTTCTTAATCATTGGTGTTGAGGTTGGTGTGTCCACCTTCTCTGCACTGAATGTATCCATAAGTCCATTGATGATCTCATCTGTTGAACGGTTGTCAACTTGCTTTGGTTGTGCAGGTGCACTTGGCATTACTGGCCTGGATGGTGCAGGTGTTGATCCCATGCGTTGTACCTTCTCCATCTCTTCACGGCTAGGGCGTGAACCCTTAGCGGCATAGCCACAGTTCGCAAGTCCGCGCCCAATTGCGCTGGTCTCGGCGTTCTCGGCATGGCTAGTCCGGTTGACTGGAGATGCACCACGAATTTCTTCTGCGTATCCGGTAGCTACAGGACGATCATCTTCACGGTTGAAGTAGATCTCTGCACGTACAAGAATGCGATTGTCATCGTAGTAATGGATTGATGTGAGTATACGACCCTGCTTGTGATCTTCCCAAAACTTGATGAGTCGATCTTCTACGGTTTCGTAGTTCTCTAAGTTGAATGATGCCATTGTTATTTCCTTCCCTTGATTTTCATGACACGAAACTTCGTGTCCTTCTTGTACAACTTTGCCAGCTCCGGACGTTCCTTGTCAAATCGCGCTGAGTCAAACGATGTACGCTTCTGTTCTTTCCAAGTGATCACGACTTCCCCGCCGAGAACACCTTCTTCTGCATCTTGCAGTAGCTTCCCAAGTTCCGCCTTGAGAACACTTTCTCTTTCTTCCAGCTCTTTGATTATCTTCTTGACTTTCTCAAGATCACCAATAATGAGAGCTGCCTCATTAGGTAGTTCTACCTGTGTTGGCATTGACTTTGAATACATCTCACTCACATTGTCGTATGAGAGGAATGCTGTCTCAGGTACTTCTTGTTTGTCGATAGCTTCAAGAAACTTTGCAACTGCCTCGATATGTACCTGACGCTCGTCAGACGAAACGGTTTGCTTATAGCGGTGGATAACCATCTCGCTATCAAAGACACGCCATTCAATATCACGCATGCCGGAGCAGATTGATTGCTGTACTCCTTGCCAGTACCAGTGTGGAGGGAGCTTGCCATCCCACTTCTTGTTGATCGTCTTGATTTCAAATGGTGTTCCTGTTCCGTCTTGTGCGTCAAGGGTAGCGATCATTCGTGCGCGACCATCGTCAAAGCAATACAACTCATTAGGTGTGAATAGTTCAATGCGCTCTTCGTCTGCAACCCATTGAATAATCATCGGTTCCATACGATTGCCACGCTCCATTGCTTGGGTCGGTGGCTTTGGCATTGGTGGTTCGCTTGCCAACAATTCAGTAGCAAGATCTCCGGGTGTCATGTACTTGTGATCATTGTGCACAGCAGCTGCAGCAGACGCAGCAATACGCTTGCGACCTTTCTCATCTTGCCAACGTGCTAGTAACCACTCCTGGCTTCCGTGCTCAGGCTTTGTAATTTGGTACTTGTTTTCCATGTTCCCTCCTTGTGGGTGGGATCACGCTACTAGCTCTGTCGGGTTATGACAACCCCTGCATTGAAATCAACTTGGACGCATTTGAAATCCACAACCATCTTGACTGGGATATGCAGGACGTGATCAATGTCACCATCGGGGGTGATGGACTGGAACACGGTGATGTGCTCCGGTTTCCCGCCCTCTGCTTCTGCCAGAAGAAATCCAGACGTTTTCACAATGCACGGCTCGCTGTCCAGTTCGGACGGCTGTGTCCACGTTGTCGTGCCGGAGTGCGCGTCCTTCCATGTCACGTATATATAGGTCAGTGGTTCATTCATCTTCGTCATCGAGTTTCTCCCCGCAGATCGGGGTGCGCGGAACGACACCTTTCGTAACGCACGCGCACACGCGCGTGATTAAAGCCAACATGTGTACTCTGCAGTCACTCGTCCCTTGACGGGGTCTACAAAGTGGAGGCGCTGTGATGGCTGACCAACTGCAGCGATGAACGCACGAGCATATTCGTTGTGTGATTCAGGTGAACCAGATACAAAGATACGTCCTGCGTTTGCCATTGTAAGTGTCATCGGTGTATGGAAGTGACCCATGTACACGTCTTGGAACTCATCGACTACACCAGTTGACCAAGCGTTGCACTTACGCAAGATACCAAAAGCCGGAGTGTTTCCACCAAAGCTATTGATCTCATCTCCGTGTACAAGTAACGCACGATACTTTCCAACTGTGACAATCTGATGCCAGTCTCCTGACTGTTGCCATGTCACATTCTTTAGATCGCTTGTGCGTTCACTGGTTATCTTATATGCAACACGGTCAATGTTGTCTCCGCCTGGCATATCTCCCTTGCGACCCAAGCGTCCATGGTTTCCATATTCACACACAACATGAACCTTCTCAAAGTATGAGGAGAATGTGCGCACCATTTGTTCCATGATCCGGCTGACTTCAAACAACTGTTCAAACAAGTGTGCTTCAATTTCGTATGCTTGGCCGGGGAAGATTGATACACCTTCCACCATGTCACCACCAAACATAAGAACGCATTCCTTTACAGGGTGATGTGCACGTTGAATGTCAGTAAGTTCAAGTACTTTGTTTGCAAACTCTTCCATTCGTTGTGAGAGAGTTGCGATGTCGTATGACTGAGTCTTCTTCCCACATTGCCAATCAGTGGCATGGACAAGAGCTACTTCAGTCTTTCCTTTGCGTACATCTTTCTTTGGTAACGCTTGTGTTCTGCGAGCATTGCCAGTAGCAAGAGACGCATCCTTAGCAGCGCGATAGACCGCATCAATGATACCTTGCGACTTGATCTTTGATTTTGATTCAGCAAGCTGGCTCGTTTTAAGTGCGCGCCTAAGTTCTGCAATTTCATTCTGCAACTCTACAGACTCTTGAAACTTACTGCTCACTTCTGCCTCCATCTTTGGATGCTCATAACAGATACTTCGACACCAAGATCTTTTAGTGCACGACAGATAGCTGCAGCTGTGATCCCTGGGTTATTCATTGCTTCCATGAAATCGTCGTACGATTCTTTATCAAGAGCATTTTTAATTCTGTCTTGAGCTGGAACAACTTGTTTGGTTGATAGTACTTCTGCAAACTTGCTCATTGTTTTTCCTTCCGTATGTGAGTGTCACCCGGGGGCCCAAGGAAGGGAATAACCAAAGCCCCCGAGTGACGGAAGAAACATTAACATGCATGTTGCAAAAGTTTGGGCATGCCTATATCGTGTTCGATCAACAACTGGCTAGTCGCATGTGTGTGCCCTTGTCGCAGAGGGTGGGCAGTAAACAGGGGAACCTGGGTAGTCAGCCATGTCGTGTGGCTGTGCGCTGTGTATTTGTTTTAGGGAGTCGGACTGTGGCAACCCGACGGGGGGCATCAGATCTTTCTGTCGTGATCCCGGATGTGAGTCTCTAGCTTGTTCTCTGTACGAACTATCCCCTTGTGCATGTGCTTCAGCATGCCCATAACTACATCGTGATCACGGGCGTTCTCTTTGCGGAACTTCTGCACAAGCACTGTTAGCAAACTAAAAGCACCAGTAACAACAGCAGCAAGAACGAGAGCGACCCCAGCATCCACAAGGTTATGCCTTGGCCTCGAAGTCAAGAACAGCTTGCGATGGTGTGCTGTCTACCCAGCGGATGTGCCATGGTTCTTCAGGCACAACTTCCCAAGAGAATCCAAAAGCTGCAATGTTGAGCTTCATCCACTCAAGTATCTTGTCATTAGCGTTAGCAACATCGACAGCAATGCCAAGCATATGACGCGAACACTTGTTCGGATCATCCTCAGGTGCTGCAAGAGGGGCGTTGCCTGGCTTGAGAAACCACTTCTTACCTTTGTATGTGCGTGTCTTTCCGGTACCAGTATCGGTCTCGCTGTAGCGCTGAAGGAATCCTTTGAGCTGCTGGTCGATACTGCGGAATGTGTCACCGGCTGAAGTCGGTTTGATAACCACTCCATCTTCCTTTGCCTTTGCAACTAAAGCTTCGAAGGCACGGGCAGCACAATGGTGCATCTGTCCACCTGTGGATAACTTGCGCAGCATAGCTGGTGTTATCTCGCTTGGCTTCTTTCCTTTGATGTGCTCGCAGTACTTGATCGGTACTATTGGCAGCGACATTACTCAGCTGCTGCTTCAGGCTGTGGCTTTACTGCACCAGTGAACGCAAGTTCAATTTCTTCTTTGGTGAGTGAACCGTCAACACTGAAGCGGAGGAGCTTCTCGATTACTTGGGCGCATGCCATGATTCCTGCTAAAGCCGCAGACTTCCACAACTGCACACCGATCAATGCACCACCGGCAACAGCTGCCAATGCGGATGAACCGAACAATGCGAAGATACGGAAGATGATGTTTTGGAGCTTTGCCATAGTTAGTCTTTCTTACTTAATGTGAGTACAGAATGCAACACCAATGTTACACCAGTAATCCATACAGCTTGGCGTAAAGTGGGGCCAGACAGGGTGATTAGGACCATGCCAGTACCGGCATACGTCCAGGAGTTCTCAGCTAGATAATCAAAGATCTTTCTCATTAACGTCTAATTCTAGTACCTGCTGCCGCGAGGGTTATCCCCACAGTTACGGCAATCAATGTGCGCCTTGTACCCACTGGAATGTTTGATCCAAGCGGTACGTAGGTGTCAAGGGCATTCTTGAAGATATCGATCTTGTCTTCAAAACTAGATCGCACCTCAGCTGAAGCGCCCTGTACTGCAGCAATCAGCTGTTCTGTCTGTGCGTCGCTAAGTTCTGCAACATCGAGAGCTTCAAAGATCTGGGCTGCCTGCTCACCGCTAACTGCAGCAAGCACCTCGGGAGATGTAGCAAGCGCTATTGCCTGCTCCTGCGTCGGTTCATCGGCAAGGATCTGATCAACAACTTGCGCTACTTGTTCGGGTGCAAGCTGTTCAAGAATCGCAACAAGGGCCTCAGCGCTTTCAGCTTGCTCAATTATTGATGTAACTTGATCGTCGGTCAACGGAACATCTGGATCTAAATTTGATACTAAATCTGGAGCTGTTGTGGAAGTAGTAGTTTCCTCGGTAGTATCAGGATATGTTTCTGGAACTAGCTCAGTTGTTGTGGTTGTTTCTTCGAGAGGCATCTCCTCTTGGATGGGCTCCTCTACTACTGTCGTTGTGGTGCCTGTCGGTACTTCAACGATCTCTTCAGGAACGGAAAGCTCAGTCGGTTCTGGCTCGTATATTTGAGGAGGTATAAATGTTGGAATTTCTGGCAGTAGTGTCGTGGTCGGTACTAATTCTGGCAATGTTGTTTGGGGTACGGAAGAAGAACTAGTTGAGGTATCCGGTAAAACCACCGTTGTACTTGTCGTTGTAGTACTTGTCGTCGACGAGGTTGTAGTAGTCGTACTTGTTGTCGTAGTTTCTGGAACTGTCGTAGTAGTCGGGACTATGGCAGGGACAGTCGTTGACGGGACAGTAGTAGTAGTAGTCGTCGTTGAAGTCGTGGATGTTGTTGTAAATTCCCATAGAGAAAGGTTAGCAATAGTCAGATGACCGGGGGCACAACAGGTGTCAATTGAGTACTGACGAAACGTAAACACATCACCTTCTTGGACAGAAATAGATGCTGACCCACTTTGAGTTTGCTGCCACATTGTTCCGAGCATCACGTACGCACCGTTTACCGCATACTGTGGCGGGTCATAATACGGTGCATCGTTGGTTTGATATGACCATGTAAAGTCAACTGTGTTCACACCAGCAGGGACAGTTGTTTCGATCTTTACCCAGTGAGCTTGACCAGAACAACCATTGTTATCTGGACCGTGAAGAATAATAGTGTTGTTAACTACCTCAACAGATCCACCACAGTTTTTGGACTGGCTAAATGTCCAGTCACCAAGAACATCGGCTTTAGCTGGTTTAGCAAATAACGCAAACCCAATAGCTGGAACAAGTATTAACCATCTGCTATTGAATTTTAACTTGCTCATTTATTTCCATAAACAATTCGTTTGCCTGATTGAATGAAGGGGACGACATTGTGATTTCTTTTATTGATGCAAAAGTTTCCCTGATATCATCTGGTGTTCTGCCAATAAAATTTGAATCGTTATCGAACTGTTTGTCAAGGTCTTCTTTTGTAGAAAACAACGGTGGTTCATATCCATATTGATTAGATATTTTATCTAAGCATTTGATCGGATTAGAAATTAATTGTTCAAAAGAAAGGACAAGTATCTTTCCTAAATTTTCTTTGTACGTTTTACAGTATGCGATGTACCATTCAAGATTTCTTTCCTCCATACCATCTCGTTTTTCCGGGTTGAACGCAGTCCAAGACGGGACACAGTCAAGAGGGTTTCTTATGATGCTTACTACATTGTTGTTTATAGTAAGGTCTTTAATCCTATGCATCAACCAAATAGGATTTGAATGTGGAAGAGCTTTTTCCAGTATTGCTTGAAGATAATTATTACCCGACCTTGGAAAAGAACAATGTATTAACGAGTCCATTCTCCTGCTTCCTCATCCCATTGCCACCAGCCTTCTACATCTGGAATACGAACAGGTGGGAACCAACCAACTTCCCCATCTCTTTGAATCCATGATGGGTATGGTTTTGTAGATCCATAATCCGGTACAAACGCATCAAGTGTTGGAGAATACTTATCACCTATTCCAGCATGTTTTCCCCTAAATTCAGCTGATACAGATGTTTGAATCCAGTTTCCCTCAAGACCAATTGACTTAATAAATTCTTGTCCTATAGATTCTGAGGATGGAAAATTACCACCAGCGCAATCTTCGTTGCTAACTTTTATTACATCAATAACGACATTGTTTTCATCTAATCGAGCAAATGTTGCCATTATGAAATCCTGTACCTGACTACAACTTTTCCTTGTGCTCCTGCTTGTCCTCCTGGATTAACACCCTTTCCACCACCACCGTAGTATCCATTTACTGAAGTCCCACTAGTATGGTTATTTCCACCTGGTGAAAAATACTCGTTACTGTTATTTCCCCAAGCATTATATGCACCAGAACCACCAGCAGAGTTTGCAGGATATGTGTTTACTAGTCCAGCACTACCAGCACCGCCTCCACCACCACCCCATGTGTTATGAACACCACCGGAATAACCTTCTACTGGACTGTATCCACCAATGTTTCCTGCTGCAGCTGGAGAATATCTAGTACCCCCACCTGACCCACCAGTTTTTTTTGCACCACCATAAAACTGATCGGCACCACCGCCTCCAGTGGAGAACAATCCACCAAACTGTGAGTTCCCACCAGATCCTCCACCTGCGTTCCAAGTTCCACAAGCAGAACCACCACCGCCAACGGTAACAGTGTATGAAGTTGCAGAAATAGACTGAGATGAAAGTTGACGGAAACCACCTCCACCACCACCAGAACCTCTATCTCCTGCACCGCCGCCACCTCCAGCTACAATGAGAACATCAACAGTTGGGAATGAACCGGCACTACTAATTGTAAATGTGCTTGATCCAGTAAACGTATGAGCTCTATACGTGTATGAACCACTTACGTAGTCAACAGTTGATCCACCTGATGCAACAATAAATGTTGGGTTTGTTGTAGCACCAACACCAGCTGATTGTGGACCAACACCATAAGCATTTTTTGCTCTTACATAAAAAACGTAATAGCTGTTTGAGGTTAGTCCAGTAACAGATATTGGACTTGCCGTTGTATTGTTCCAAGCATTTGTTTGGTTGGCAACATACAGATCATACCCAGTTATCGCACCGCCACCAGCTGCTACTGAGAATGTAACCGTAGCTGTTGTTGTTCCAACAGTAACTGAACTGATTGTTGCTGTTCCAGTTGGAACCCCAGCAGTTGTAAACGAAACACCAGTAGATGCTGGGCCTGAACCAGCAGCGTTTACTGCTCTAAGGTATACGGTGTACCCGGTGTTTTGTGTTAAACCACCAACAGTGACTGGTGTAATAGCATCAGCTGGGGAAAGAGCAGTCCATGTTGAGTTATTAAACGAGTACTCGTAGTTTGTTATTGTCAAACCACCATCATTGGATGGTGCAGTAAATGAAATAGCTACATCAACGTTTGTTGGTACAGCACTTAAAGATGTTGGAGCTGTTGTTGGTGGCCCACCGTATGGACCTTGAGCAAGAATTTGCATAAACTATGCAATGTTTCCGCAGAGCACCCACGTATCTGAAGCAATCTTTACGAGGGTTGCAACCGAGTATTGACCAAATGTTTTTGTTTTGCTTCCTTGAGCGTACATTGTTACTCCACCAGTCGGACTAAATGTAACCTGTCCAGCTCCAAGTTGAAGAATGTTTACCTGAGATCCAGTTGGAAACGCAACAGAAGAGTTAAGGGGTATGGTTACTGTAATTGCACCAGCATTTGAACAAGTTACAAATTTCCCGCTGTCGGTAAGTGCAAGTGTGTAGGTGGTTCCGGTCTGAGCATTTAGTGTTAAATCAGATGGATAGTTCCAAACTTCTCCATACGTTGTTGTTGAGTCTGCAGTAAGAACTTTTCTATCTGCACCAACTGCAAGACGAGTAATGGTTGATCCATCAGTTACAAGAGTGTCACCTTTTGTAGTCAACGCTGAGGCAATAAGGTTAGCTTGATCCGCATCCGTAGCAGTAAATACTGGGTAGCAAATTGCTCCAGCTGAGTGAGATGAAGCTGTAGTTCCATCAATACCACGGGTAATGCTTGATAGAGATGTTGTGGTGCGAGCAGCTACGAGTACCTTCTCTTCGCTTGCAAGACCCGGATCAATAACCATGTAGAAAGGACCGTTGGCTGTTGCTGGCCAGTTGGTTACAGTTCCAGTCAAACTAGCAGTTGTGTCACCAGACGTGATTGAAGACGTGAGGGTGCACGTTGGCGCTGAACCCGAATACGATCTCCTAGTTGCGTATGGCATTTATTCTCCTAATCTTGTACCGAACGCATTGTTACAATACAGGTTCCTTCTAGGTCCCAGTTTTGATTGTAGCCATCGACAACCTGAAACTCTAGGTCCTCGACAACCACCGAAAATGTTTCGGTATTTTCCTGATAGTTTACCACTACAGGGTTTGTCACTAGATTTCGCAACGCCTGTAGTTCAGCCTCAACGTCAAAGTAATGCTCTGATCCATGGTTGTCCAGAATCTTATGATGCATAAGCAATGGCACACGGAACACCTGACTGCGAGCAGGGGACGCATACGCACGAGCCATCCAACGTGTGACGGTAGGCCCATTAGTCGCGCTGTACCTAGCTAGCTCTAGCTTGAACTTTGCTTCTATGAACTTTGTCTGAGGTCCAGTAGATACCTTTTCGGTGGATGCCTGTAGTACAGCAGCGGACATTGCCGTGTAGCTACCAGAGTCAAGAGATACAGATGGGGTAACGGTTCCCTCAAGTGGGGTTGTCCGCAAGTCAAACTTTGCAACGAACTTACGGTCAGGGATTCCCCATCGGTATGTGCCGGTAACTATCTCGCCAGTCTCGACCAGGTTGGCTGTGTCCTCCACGTACACGCCATCTCCAGATACCGAGAAGATCCGCTTGTTGTCGTACGTAATTACATTGTTGACATTTGCTGTGGATGTAAGCATCAGATCTGTTGCATATGCCGGAGTGTTAGGTGAGGTAAACGAAGACAGGTCAATGCGACCAAGGCCGGTAGACACACCGTCATAGTTGGACCAGTTAAACCATACGTACTTGTCATCAGCCGTGAATGCAGTAACCCCACCGGACACAGGGATCAAAGAACCAGAAGTAAGGTTTGAGTCAGCGTCAGTCGTTGCATAACGCACACCCTTGCTTGTTCCAATGAAGATTCCGCCAAGGTATCCAAAAACGGTTTTTGGTATTTCTCCCGTTGGGAACTCAAGTGCTACAACTGGGGTATCAAGAACACCAGTACTTGCAATGGTTATCTTGTAGATAGCACCACGGTCTCCACTGTATCCAGCCACATAGATGGCGTTTTGTCCAGAAGCAAAACTTGTCCAGTTCCAGGTTGTTAGTGGATGCGAGTAATCATCAGCACCAATGTTTCCTGTTGGGCTGTAATAAAGATCCGTAGCATTTCCGGATGTACTGTTTCCAGACACCATTACGTATCCCTTTACAAAATCAACGTAGTAAAGCTGGTGGCCATACGCAACGTTTGATGCAACCTGTGCATCGTTAATCTTCCACAGTCCAAACGAAGCCGTGGTGCCTGCGTATGTCAAATAAATGTTGCTTCCGTCTGAAGCCATGTCACGAGGAGTTAATGCAGGAAGACCGGTTACCGAGGTCCATGTTGGTGAAGAATCAAATGGGTTAGATGAGTACTTGATGGTAGACCCGTCAGACACGTACACCTTGCCGTCAGCAACATGCAAACCGAGGTTGGTGTTAGCTGAGCTAAGGGATTCTTTTACCTTGTTTAGAAGTTTAAGCTGACCCTTAGTCCACGGGTTAATACCCTTGCTGGAATAAAACCTATAGTCCTGTGCCTCTGCGGTATCAGCATACAGCTGTCCTGCGCCCAAATGCCACGATGTTTCACCACGTCGCCACAAACCCTGCGGGTTGATAGCTGCTTCGCCTGGAGCTGTTGACTGGTCTACAGAGTCGCGTACGCGCGCCTCAAACCCACGTGAGAACTGATTTGACTTCTGATCAACCAAGTATGGCCGTCCGTCAATCGCTACTGGGAAGATGTCTGGTACCAAGTTGTTAAGCGGCTTTCCTGTAAAGAATGGATTGGTGTCTACAAAAGGTTCTGTAAACGCGAGCAGGCCGACCACGGCTTACTCCCGTGTTAAGAACGTTGGGTATGCCCTAGCTAGTCGTGCTGCCTCCGCTGTGATTCGATCTTTGCGAAGCTGCTTTAGGTTGGATATTGAAGCTGTAATTGCACCAGCTCCAACTTCTTCGGCGCGACGGGTATCGCCCTGTGATTCGGTAAAGTTTCGCTTTACCTCGCGTGGGGCCATTAAACGAATTTGAGTGCCAATAGTGACAATGTCTGTGATTGACTCCTGCACACCACATGTTGAGTTGATGTCGGTAGATTCGCTGGTTGCGCCACTATATGCAGCTTTGTACACGATGCGTAGTCGTCCCGGATATACGTTCTGGTCAAACTTGATAGCAAAGCCAGAAGCAAAGTCGTCAGTGGGAAGATCGCGAACAAGTTTAACCTTTCGTGCGACTGGATAGTCGTCGTTTTGGTAGCGAACAGAAACCCCAAGAAGGTCAATCATGCTCGTTACGCCAGTAAGGTTAATCATTCTATCGTTTCCGTTATAGGTGTAGTCAAGCGTTTTAACCTGAAACAGTCCATTCATTGGGGATGACAGATCCATCAGCTCGTCATTGATTGCCTCAAGAACCTGAGCGCGAGGGAAACGAGGGCTGGCTGTGATGATCGCTCCTGCAGTGTGAGCGGCAGCAGTGGTGCCGTTGTATCCACGCTGCACGGTAAGCGTCTTGCTTGCGGAATCAGCTTCCCAGATATAGAACATCTCTGACTCAATCTCAAATACCTGACCAGCACGAAGAGACTCAAGTGCGTACGTTGTTGTGACACTTGTCGCAGATGAGTTAATGGTGGTGGCGAGCTTGTTGCGCGCCTCAACCGTACCGGATAGAAGTTGGCGCAACGTCCTATCTATAAGAGTTGCAGCTGTAGTCATTTGTTAAATCTTACCATTTAACCTTGTTTGCCCAATAAGCTGGAAACATCTTGCCCTTTGCGATGTTCTTTGCGTGGCGTGCTTTGAATGCCTTGTTTCGGGCTGTGCCATCTGGTGAGCCTTGAACTCCTTGTTGTCCGAACCTGATGAGTTTGACTTTGTCTCCATCTTTGGCTAGGACAGCATGAGACTTTGAGGCACCTGGAGTTTTCTTTGGTTTATTGTAACCAGCAAACTTTTCGCCCCTGTATTCAATTGTCATTTGATTGGTCCTCCTGTAACCCAAGCATCGCAAGTGCGATCTCCTGCACACTTAAAGTCAAAGATCTCACAGTAACCAAGGTTTGCTTTGTCGACAATATCTGCTGCCACATTGCCGGGTTCATTCCCAAGACCTTTCTCAATACATGAAATCATCTTTGGAGTCTGGACAAATGCAGCACAGTTCTTGCAACGTGCAGTCTTTGCCACGTCAGAAGTGGTCTTAAACATTGCAGCTTTCTTGTTCCAGAAGTCCTGGTTTGAAAGTTTCGGGTTCATTGGACCATAGTTAGCTTTATCAATGCAGGTCTGCCTGTTCTTCAGGTTGACCGTAATATCCTGCGTTGCTGCAGGACAACCATTGATAACTTCAGCAGCCATTACTTCTTCTTTTTCTTTTTGGCTGCAGCAGCTTGCTCTGACATACCAATAGCAATAGCTTGCTTACGTGATGTGACCTTCTTGCCAGATGAGGACTTGAGTGTTCCACCCTTGAACTCATGCATTACTTTGCCCATCTTGTCTGTCTTCTTTTTCATATTCCTATTCCAGTCTCTACTTGAAATTTTGTTTCTGCTTTTTTCTCAACCTCGGCAGCACCATCGATGCGCTTTGGTTGTAGACCTTCTTTACGTAAACGCTTATAAGCCGGCATATCTTTCTGCCAGTTACGCTCAGTGTTGTTGATAGATGCAACATTCTGACCACGCGTTGTTGTGGTATTCATACCCATACGAATCCCTGAAACACGACAGGCAAAGCATCCTTCTACATCTAGGGTTGGATGAGTCTGTTGGTGAATCACGATATGTATGCTCCGTATCCAGCTGCAGTCAGTTCGGTTATCTCTTCGTCACTTAGGAATATGTTATGACCACCAAGGTACTGTCTCGTTGAACGACCGTAACCCGGGTCATTAATTGTATATGATCCGTCAGACAGGCGATACAAGTTCTCTACTCTTATTCCTTGTGAAAGGTGTGAGAAAATTCTGTCTCTTGGGTTATCGTTAAAAAGTTCAGCCCATGAATAATTAGTTGTATTTGGAACACGGAAGATGTGAGACTTTATCCAGACTGCATCGCCACCAGTCACACCAAGCCCAGATCCAGTTGCGTTTCTTGGAGAAGTATGCAGACCATTTGAAGCTTGGCTAGATGAACCAGATCCAGTTGCTGTTCTAAACCTTGTTGAGAAACTTATTACAGATTGAGATCCAACTCCAGATCCAGTTGCAGTACGTGGAGATACATGCAAACCAATGGATGTCTGCGATCCAGCCCCAGAACCTGTTGCATATCTAATTCCAATTATGATCTTAAAAGAAGACGAAGATCCGGTTCCTGCTGACGTGCTTCCGGATCTATAACGAGTAATAAGGCGAGATGCTCCGCCATTATTTGTTCCGGTTCCAAACCCACTAGCAGTTTTAGCGTTTAACCTTGCGCCAATTCCTGTTTGTGTTCCCGTTCCAGAACCGGTTGCAGTACGTGGAGATATGTGCAACTTTGTTGCTCCACCATTGGTTGTTCCAGCTCCAGAACCAGTAGCAGTTACCTGCTTAACTCTTGCACCTACTGCTGTTTGTGTTCCAGTTCCAGAACCAGTTGCAGTGCGTAGAGATACATGCAGACCGGTGGATGTCTGTGTTCCAAGTCCAGAACCTGTTGCCGTACGGTCTACTGGTACGCCGTTGTAGAACTTGCTTGTAGCTACATAAGGTTCAGTGAATCTTATTACTGTCGCCATGAGGGGTTATCCCCTACCGGCTAATCTAGTGACAGTGTAAGAGCTGTGATTTGGAAAGTGTCTCCAGCAGTTACAGCAGCAGAAGATGAAAGCGCACCAGACCACAAAGGGTTGCCAGCAGTAGAGGCATCCCACAGTGACCAGTGTGAATATGTTTCAGTTGCAGAAACGTTTGTCCAAGTAATTGTTGCTGAAGTTGCAATTGCGCCAGAAGCTGCAGCAGACCATGATGCTGACTGGCGTGAAGTATTTGATGCGGCAGCGGTAGTGCAATCTTCACCCGGATCAGCAGTATGTAATTTTACATACACAGTAGTTGGCATTGTCCATGCAGCCCTGCCTGTTGTGTGATCGAGAATCTTAAGTTCTGCGTAGTTTGAAATTGACATGTGACTCCTAGTTCTTAATTAGTATAGCAAAGCCCCCCCGCCTTTCAAAGCGGAGGGGCTTTACTGATTACTGCTATGTAGTTAACTACTTAGCTAGCGTTTGCACCGATTGACGATGCTGACTCAATGCGACGCAAAGATGCTTCGCGGAAGCGGCCGTAACCACCGAGCCAGTACCAACCAATTGGCATCAAGCGCATGAGCAAGTCGGTCACGTTGCCGCGAACAACCTTTGGCATTGCGCCGTTTCCATCCTGGGTGCTGAATGCCTTAGCAAGAGCCTGACGACCCATGATAAGAGTTGCATACGAGTCACCTGTGCCAGCTGCGCCAGCGCCGTTGAAGACGTTAGCAAAGATTGGTGCGCGTGGGGTTTCAATGAATCGTACTGATTCAAAGAGACCAATTTCGCCGTTGTAGATCCCGGTTGGATCAACGTAGTTAGCTGGCGTGCGCCATGCTGATGCGTCGGTTGCCGAACGGAAGTCGTACGAAACGTCTGGGTGGATGAAGCCGATGTACGAACCGTTGAAGGTTGGAACGTTGGCTTTACGCAAAGCAGCTACCTGCTTGCGAATGTCGTTTGCTGACAGCACGTCAGCGACAGCCAAACCTACACGGCTTGACTTGCCATTAGCGTAGGCCACGTTGTCGCCTGCAGCAAGAACCGCTGCCACAACTTGGTCCATTGAGTCACCGGCGTTGTAACCGATAACGTTTGCTGCTGCTGCGTCTACGTCCAAGAACGCTGTGCCACGGAGCTTAGCTGTGGTCACAACGGCGTTGCCGTATTCGTAGAGGGTGACGGTCTTCTGGCTGTCCGAAAGGGCAGTAGGAGTTACGTCGGTCACTTCGTTCAACGTGCTGGTCGCTGCCGAGATGTCGTTGAAGATAGTGAATGTTACGCCGGTGCCAGGCATTGCCTGAGCTACTGGTTGTACGTCAGCTGCCTGATCGAACAAGAGTTCTGAACGCAATGCAAAGTATGCAAGACGATCAAACGCTACTTGGTCTACGGACAGTGACGAGGTGGTTGTTTCGCCTGCCATATTATTTATTCCTTAGTTGAGTTAGATGATGTTGGTTTGGTTGGCTCGCGCCTGGGCCAGTAATTCCATCACTTCTCGTTCAGATTTAGCGTTCGCGATTCGTGCGGCAAAGTCAACTTGTGGCTCACCCACATCGCCTACTCGCGCTGCGTTCCCCATTCGGTTCCACGCCTGCTGTTCGGCTGGCGCTACCTGCTGAGGTGCTGGTGCACTTTGCGGTGTGAGATTAAGTTTGGAAGCTGCAGACTTGATGGCTTCAGCAGTGATCTCGCCGTCGTAGCCTTTGACGAAGTATTCAGCTACCGGGCTTGACAGGTCTACGCCTGCTTCCACGAAAGCTAACTTCCTCTTGGCTGCTTCAGCATCTGCTTTCAGCTGTCGAAGTTCTTTGTTCTCTTGTTCCAGTTTCTTCAGGTGTGACCTGACCGGATCGCGAGGTTGCTGCACTTGGTCTTGAACATCCTCTTCTTCATAGAAGTCTTGTTCTGACATGACCCACTCCTTCTGCCCACGTCTGGTTGGAGGAACCAAACGGCTGCGTAACTTAATACACCCCTAATGTGCACATTGAAACTGGGGGGTTTCCAATGGTTAGTTCCTCTTGGAACTAATTCAATAGTACACCACCTACTAAAAAAGATGGACGGTTACTGTTGTGTTGCGATTGATGACCTTATCGCTCCACCAACTTGACGTTGACTGAACGTTCCACCGCCACTCATTGCTGCAACTTTTTGACGCCTTAGTTCATCGAGCTTACGCTTTGCCTCAACGTCTAGACCAAGAGCTGAACCAGCTACTTGTTCCTGTGTTAGACCTGCTTCTGATGTTGCGGCACGACCAAGTTCACGCATGCCAACCACACTTTCAAATGCATTTGTCTGTTGAATGTCAGTTAGTCCAGCGCGGGCAACTCGTTCAGCAAACTGTGTGCTCACGTTCAATCCAGCCTGACGTTCGGCCTTAGCTGCAGTCAACGCTGCCTGAGCCTGAATCTTGTAGTCAGCAGCCGTCATCATTGG